AGCAGTTCCCGCACACCGGGCACGAACCTGTGCTCATACGCGGCAGAATAATACTTCCCTGCCATATACTCACGATCAGAAACTTGAGTGTTCTGGTTGGCTCTCAAGTTCAACTTCGCAAGTACGCGCCCGAATTGGGGGACGGGACGAGTTCTCACCTTGTCGGATACATAGCGTTTTCGATAAAAAGTGCCATGATGCCTAGAAGCGGGTACCAAGACTTTAGCTTCCATGCCAACGGATGGCACTACTTCGCTAATCGCATTCTCCATGCTTGATACCTCCTCCTTCGGCAAAATCCCTAGGAAATCGTCCCCGCCGTGAATGTGCGTGCTCTTTTCAACCCCTGCTGCTGCCGCGCATGCCAGCAGGAGTACTGCGCCCACGTAAGAATTGCCAGTGGTGGTGGTGCTCTCGCCCGACCATCGCTGACCCTTGACAGTGGCCTCGATACCATATCGAGTCCACACTCTTACTTCCGTGTTCTTTGCGAACTCACGCACAAACCACGCCGGTGCCCCATGCTTTGCGTAGAACATCGCCTCTGGACGGCGAAATTCTGCACTCTGTGACCCATCGTTATTACTAAAGTCGCTTTCCAACATCTCTCCCGGAGCCGAATTGATAACATCTCCCAATTCCTCACCAGATTTTCCACATGCGAACACGACGACATTACCCGTGTTCAGGCTATTCTGGTGCGAAAGAGTGTGTTTCATTCTTCGCTGTAGCTCCATTACAACGCAACCTGTCAGTAAATTGTACATATCTGTACCCTGATAGACGATGCGCGGTTGGGCCCCGTGGTCTTTGAGAAGCGCCTCTTGCTTCGCAAACACATGCTTCTGGTCTCCCTGGTAACTCCACTCAGAACTGCGGAAAGCAGCCATGAGTTTTTCAGCCTTGGCTGGTGAACATGTCGACAAATACTTGTTCACTAGCCCTTCGTCAACACGAATGATATCGTGCTGAGGCACTTTGTCCATCAACATATGATGTCCAATATGAAAGCTGGTCATGTCCGGCAAGCGTGGGGCATGATCGCATCTTTTCTTCATGGCATGGGCGGTAGCGCCCGCAGTGTTTGACGGTACAGTTACTGGGACTCCCTCCAATATCGGCCCTTTGACTACTCCCAACGAGATGGGGGAGTCGTCCTTGACCCGGCAGATATTGGCGGTCGCTCGGATGTTTGCGAAAACAACTTCGGAATCGTACTTAGTGTGGGAATTAGTCTCCACACCATCTGGTTTCACAGATGCACGCTTGTCCTTAACTTGCTGTACCTTCTTCGCATGGTCAGCAGTTGTCTTCTTGGTTTCAATAACGA